CCGCTTGTTATTTCACCGGACTTGTCGGGTTCGACGGCGATATCACTGGTTCAATAGACATGATTGGCGGTGCGCTTAATCTTGGTCAGTCCGCCGTCAAAGTCGGAGACTTAAAAATCTATGGCTCTCCTACCGGTAATGTTCAGGGTGGTATGATTCGGTTACAAACAGCCGACGATCATGATAGCACTCTCATTGAATTTTTCATTCAGGCCACAAGCGAAACGCTTACAATCGGTAGCAATGTTCTTCCTTCTGCAATCGAGATAACGGCGAGTGTTATCAACCTGAATGAGTCCCTTTACACTGACCATCCGGTTGAATTCGCTGGAAGCGTGGCTAATCTTGATATTGGCTCTGCTGAAACCCTTGGTGGTGTGCTTACCCTTGAAGGCTCTACGACCGGTAATACCGAGGGTGGAAGAATAATCCTTAAGACCGGTGATGACCACGATACCACCTTCGATCACTTCGAATTGAGAACCGCTTCGGAAACGTTTTCGATCAGAGATTCTGTTGGGTCATTTATTTCCTTTTCCGCCTCTGCGTCCAAAACCACTTTCAATAGAGAGTCGTACTTTGATGCCCCTGTTGAATTTGGAAGCGCCGTAGCTAACTTTGAGATAGGTGGTAATGAAACCGTTGGTGGTCAGCTAAAGCTCGCAGGCGCTCCGACCAGCAGTTCTCAGGGTGGTCATATCGTCCTGTACCTCTCCGATGACGATGACACTACCATCGCCAGCTTCGATATCAATGTTACCAATGAGTCGTTGAAGATTGGTAGCGACCTGGTACCGAATGCCATTGAGATAACGAATTCCAAGATCAATTTGGGTGAAGAACTTTACTCTGACCAGCCCGTTGGTTTTGCAGGCAACGTCGATTTTCTCGGCACCTGGGCTGTTGACGGTACCAATGTTACCTCTACCGCCGCCGAGTTGAATTACCTTGACCTGACTTCCGGTGCTGGCGTTCCTGAGTCGAGCAAGGCTCTTGTCCTGTCCGCTGGTGGTCTGATACAGTTTCAGTCCGGCCAGGAAATCGATTTAGCTGCTGAAGGTGCTAAGATTGATATCGACGGCTCCGGTACCAACTTCCATATCAACAGTACAGCCGTCGTTTCGACTGCTGCTGAGTTGGATACGTTCCATCTGGCCATTACCATCCTTGACATTTCGACCATGGCTTATATCGCCGTCGTAGTGCCGGAAGCCTGCACCTTCGAGAAGGTTGATTCAGTATTGTGGGGTACCATTACCACGGCTGATGACGTACTGACCTTTACGACCGCTGCCGGTGCTGTCACCAACACCCTGACCATTGCTTACAGTGGTTCGAACTCTGGTGACATTGACACGATGACGCCAGGCGACAACCAGGCTTGTACCGCTGGCTCGCTTGTCAGTATTTCGAATAGTGCCGCCTCGGATACCGCAATGTCGGTGACCTTGACGCTTACGTTCAAACGTTCCTAAACCTTGACTAAATAGCAGGGGTTGTCCAAACGGGCAACCCCTCTATTTTAATCAACCAAGGATAACCTTAGCATATCCGTATTGTTAACGTTTATGAATTTGAGTTAACCGATTAACAATTTAATTTCCATAGGGGGAAACGATTATGAGTGAATCAGGACTTGTAGGACCAGGTGGAGCGCCGCTGAACACGGACGGTGCCAAGGCAGTTTTGGGTGACGATCAGCTTCGAGCGAAGCAGGCAGCACAGGAGATCAAGACGATCCTGGAAGCCTACGACGCCCAGCTTTTTCCGGTTATGATGCTCTCGCCTAAGGGCGTGATTGGCGTCTCGGTAGATGTTATCCCGAATACCCGCCCGTCGATACCCATGGGACCCGAGTTAACCGGACAGGAAGTACCGGACAAGGCAGCCGGTGATGGTGAAGCCCTGGCCGAGGCAAAGTCCGACGTTGATCCGGTACCCGCCGAGGTTATTGCCCTGGAGAAGGAAGAGGGTATGACAGCCGATGCAGCCCTGGACGAAGCCTTGACCGATAAAGAGTCGCCGGACGAGGGGGCATAAATGCCGCACGAACACAAAGACGATACCCTTGACGACCTCAAAGAAAAGGATATCGATAACCTCGAAAATCTAATGAAGGGGCGGGTTCACCGCCTCTTCGCTAATAAGCTCGCGGTTACTCGGTTCACTTCTGCGATGGTCTTCGGCACCCTGGAAAAGATTGGGATGAACATGAATCCCGCCATGACCGGCGAGCAAGCTGAAGCCTGCATGAAGGCCCAGCACATTAAGATCGAGCCTCGCGGTAATTACCAGGGTGATGATGCCTGGCGTGCCGGAACTTACATCTATAAGAACAACGAGATTGTGACGTTCATAGGTGGTGCCAGGTTAAACCAAATAGCATTAAAGTGGGAATTATGGGCAGCGTCAAGGATGATGAACGTTTCGGAGCGTGGATAAACAAGTACGCCACATATCAGCAAGGTAACATTATGGTACCGCTGTTTAGGTGGCCGCTTGGACAATGGGCGCTCGGCCTGATAGACCCGCTTGAAAATCTTCGGGGGATGAACGGGGATGAAAGTTCAAACAACAAAAGACAGGCTTGACAACCTTATTCATGCTCTCATACGAACGTTCAAGTTCGGTGTCAAGATGCTTGAAAAGGTTTTAAAAGGGGAAGACATTTAGTGCATCCATACGTTATAAGTGATGCTGCATAGTTCCTAACACTCTCGAAAGATTCTGTTAGGTTTTTGATTGGACTCGCAGACGCCTCTCCAATGTATTTTGGATTGGCGTCTTTTTTATTTTAACCATCCATGGAGCGAGGGAATACCTTTGTGAAAAAGGCTCCCGCAGCAACACGAGAATACCTTAGCGAATAAGGCTCTCGGAAGGGATACAGTATGCCGAAAAAGAAGACGGTAAAGAAAGTTGTAAAATCAACGACAGATGGAGTGCCGGACAAGGTAGCGACTCAAGCTGCCGAGGCCGACGAATTACAACGGCGTTTGGCCGCAGGAGAGGCTCTTGACGGGACAGAGACCAGGGATGCTACGTTGGATGCAGAAGGCAACCTTATCGTTCCAGCAGGAGATGCTCAGGCTGCCGTGGCACCTGATTTAACCGATCCAGCCGCTATTGCAGCAAAGGCCGCCGCTGATAAAGTGACAGCCGATGCCGCAACCGCAGCCGCAGCCACAGCCCAAGAGTTTCCGAGGGTAGATCCTGGCGCAGTTGATGTACCCGCTGTCGCCGCCCCTGCTGCCGGAAACGACCTGGTAACGCTGCAAAGTCGGTTCGATGTTCTCGAAGGCAAGTATAACACTGAGATAGCCAGAATGACCACGGCATTAAGTACGTCTCAGAATATTATCAATCAGCAAGAGTCGATGATTAAGGGCCTTCAGACAAATCCAGGTGTAGTAGCGACCGAGACTCCAGCCAAGAAGTTCGAGAAATTGAACCCTGATGACTATTCAAGCTATGGCTCCGAGATGGAGAAAATGGCAAGTCTGGTCAATAACCTGGTCGCAGAGAATGAGAGCCTGAGGGCTTCTCAGACTTCGCAAACTCCAGGAACTCAGGGGGAGAATGATCGAATAGCCAAGGTTGAGAAAACAGTACAGAATTTAGGCAACACGGTCCAAATGTCAGCCAAGCAGACTTATTACCAGGCGCTCGACAATGCTATTGTGAGTGCCGACCATAAGCCGGAGTGGGAAGCGATCAACCATGATCCGAGATTTGCTACCTGGCTTGGTGCTGAAGAGCCGCTGACAGGCATTCCCAGGAAGGCCATACTTATCAAGGCCAACACGGAGATGAACGCCGAGCGTGTGATATCAATCTTTACCGAATTCAAACGTTCCCTGCAAGGTGGACAGATGCCAAACAATGCATCTACCGAGGACACTTTAGCTCAACAAGCTGTCCCTGGAACCGCCGCCGCCGGAGAAGATATAGACCCTGGATCAAACAAGCAGGGTCTCACGACAACCGAGATGTTCTTAAAGGCTAAAAACGACTTTGTTCAGGGCCGGATATTAGAAGCCGACTTTGATAAGGTCTCAAACAGTTACCAAGAATCCATAGCTAAAGGGTGGGTGCAACCACAGTGATGATTGACCCTAAACCCTTCTAAGCGTGGATCAAACTAATGAGGAAGGGTTAATATTATGATTAATGCTGCTGCTGGGACTCCACAATATTCAGGAATCTTTATACCGGAAATTTGGTCCGGTAAATTGCTGGTCAAATTTTACGCCGCAACCGTCATCGCCGGTATCACCAATACCGATTACGAGGGCGAGATCAAAGACAAAGGCGACGTTGTGAAAATTCGCCAGGTGCCGGACATTCAGATCCGTGATTACTCCAAGGGCCAGAACCTTGTGGTCCAGAGACCGGAAAGCTCCATCGTGGAATTCCCGATTGAGCGTGCCAAATACTTCAACTTTATCTGCGATGATATCGACAAACACCAGACCGATATCGCCCTGATGGACTCCTGGTCTATCGATGCTTCCGAGCAGATGAAAATCGTCGTGGATGAAGAGTTTCTGGCTGACGTTTATGCCGATGCTCACTCCACCAACAAAGGCGCGACCGCTGGTGCCAAGACTGCCGGTTACAATATGGGCGTCGCAGGCGATCCGCTGGCCTTAACGAAGGTAAATATCCTTGACACCCTGGTAGATGTAGGGAGTGTCCTGGACGAGAACAACATTCCGAGCGACTCCCGCTCAATCGTCCTGCCGCCTTTCGCGGTTGGTATGATTAAAAAGTCCGACCTGAAAGACGCATCCCTGTCCGGCGACGGAACAAGTATGCTTCGGAACGGTCGTGTCGGCCAGGTGGATCGTTTCATGATCTACCATTCGAACCTGATGACCGCCGTTTCTGATGGTGGTGGTGAGACCGCATGGCACATTATCGCTTGTCAGCGCCACGCAATCACCTTCGCCGCTCAGATGACCAAGATGGAAAGCCTTCGGGCAGAGTCCACCTTCGGTACCCTGGTCCGTGGCCTGAACGTGTTTGATTATAAGGTGCTGAAACCGACAGCACTCGTTGACCTGTATATCTATAAGGCCAACTAAACCGGCTATCCCCCTGAGTTCCTGGAGTGCTTATATAGGCTCCAGGGACTCAAAATTCTAAGACGTATTAACCAGTTTTTAAGATTGTTAGGAGATTATAATTATGAGTGATACTTATCAGTTTAAAGGCGCAGGCCCCGCTCTGCCCTACGACTCCATGTTCGCCGTCCTGAAGCGTCATATCGACCTTCCGGCCCTGGTTGCCGTTGATTACGGTAAGCTGGCCCTGGCGTCCGCCCCCAAAGTCTCCCTGAGTTCATTCTCCGGTTTTGTTGAGAATGACATTATGCAGATTTGGGAAGTACCCGCCGGAACCATTATCGTCGGTGCAGGCTGCCGAGTGACCACAGTGGAAGGCGAAACCGCCGCCGCTACCCTTGGGTTTAATGATGCAACTCAGACCCAGCTTGGAATCGATGCCACAGGCACCGATCCTGATGCATACGGCAATTTCGACCTGAACGACGCCGAGAGCATTTGTGTCCCGCTGGTAGCCCTGGATGGTACCGCCGAGATGTTCGGTGACCTTTATGTGACCGACGGGTCCATTGACCTGAAATTCACCACCAACGACACCTACGCCGCCGCGATCTTTGATTTATGGGCCGTGGTTGCCAGAGCTTTCGAACCGAGTGATGCACAGTAAACAATAGTTTACGATTGTAAACTATAATTAATAAGGGTGGAGTTAAGAGACTCAAAGTCTACCAGACGGGTCCACGACTCCACCCTTTATTACATTTCCATAAGGGGGATCTTATGCCGAAAAGCCTAAGAAAATTTCGAAGAGTTGAAAAGAGATCAACACAGTACCTTGTCCAGGAGCGCGAAGGAATGGACGATGTTATTTATATCGCAACTCCAGACCTTGCCAAGAGACCTGATATGCATCCGGTAACCGAGGCCGAGGCCAAGGACTACCTGGCCGACCAATATCCCGACAGCTTTCAGAAGACCGTGGCACCGGAGCCGACCGTCGAAGAGACCGGCGCACAGGTCATCGAAGATCTTCAGGGTTCAGTTGAAGAGCCTGCCGAGGAAAAGGAAGAAGACTTCATCGAAGTGCCTGATGCAATCGTCCCGCAAACAGATCCGAAAAATGCAATAGGGGTTGACCCCGACAAAGATCCTGAATGCCTGCTTATCAGATCATTCACTAAAAAGAACCAGATTGAACATTACCTTCTGGTCACGCATGACCTGGAAATTGATATCAGTGAACAGAAACTTGTTGACTTAAAAGAGGAAGCAATTTCCGCCGTCATCGCTAAACGAATAGTTTAGGAGAGATACATGGCGACCGATATATCGACCTGGAGAGACGAGGTTGCTTATTACGCGAAAGGGCCTGAAAGCACGCTCACTGATTGGGCTGTTTTAGAGGCCCTTCGTGATTTTTGCAGCCATACAGGCTTGTGGCGTTATAAGCCTGCCCGAATATCCATTACTGCTGACGAGCCTGAATACAGCTTCGTTCCCGTAACCACTGATGGTAAGAACGTCCTTGACGCTATCATATGGGCGAAGTATAAACAGGATGGCCAGGACGACGATCAGTTCACAGATCTCGAATTAATGGAGTTCGATAACGAAGAACTCAACCGGCGAGCCGCTTGGGAATTCGAAGAGTCAACAACCCCGTTTGGTATTATGGTCACTGAGACAAAGGATCTCAGACTGTACCCCATACCCACTGAGGCAAGCGATGCTGGACTTTATTTCAAAGCACAGGTAAAGCCAGCCTTAGACGCTACAAAGGTCCCTGGGTTCATTAAAGAGGACTACAATAAGGGTATCGTGCATGGTGCCGTTTCGATCCTTCAGAACATGACCAACAAGCCCTGGAGTGACAAAGAACAAGGCAAGGACTCCTGGAACCAATATACAAAATTCAGAAACAATGCCAAGGCCGACAGGCAGTATGGTAGGGCCGCCAGGGTACTTAGGGTCAAGCCCCGCTTTTTTGCTGGCTCCAGATCTAATACAACTCTTCGGAGATTCTAATGGAAAAATGGTCAAAGCAAAAGAAGGCGATGGATGGATTTGTACCGTTCTCTTCGAACGTCGTTACATACAAAGCCAAAGCCTTGCTTCCGTTCGGAACCTATACGGTAAGCCAGAACACAAGGGACTATCGCCCTGGACTCAAGAAGCGCCCAGGTTTAGAGAGGATGGACACCTATGGTTATCTTGGTGATACCATCGATTTGCGTCCGGCCTACGACGACGGTTCAACTGTTACGGTAGAAAATATATGTGCTTATTCAAACGACGGCCATGCAACGCTTGACATAGCCAGGGGGTTTTTTTCTGATAATGAAATAACCCCTGACTCGAATGCAAATAGGCGAGCGCCAGGGGTACACGCTGATGAACTCAATGATGAATGGGCCGTCGGTAGAGTAGCGACCACGTTCAATCTTAAGCGACTCAGCTATGCGACAGAAGTGACCGCGGCCTCATTGTTTATCCTAATGTCAGATGATCTTGATCTTGCAGATGCACAGCCCGACGAGTTCGCAATAGCTATCGTTGAGTCGTCTAATGATCCTTTTATTTGCTCGACAGATCCGATTGACTATACCTATGTCAGGGATACAGGATCGGATGCCCTGTGCGACAGAAAGGCCATATCAGACTCAGCATACATCGAAGATTACATCGTAGAGATACCGCTGAATGCCGTTGGACTCGCAGCCTTAACTGCAAGGTTAACAGCCAATGGTGGTGACGGCGTGATAACTCTCGTTCAGATGGAATACGACGTTGACTTCATGGACGATCAGCTTGGTCTCGGTGGAGCGATTGATGACGAATCTCACGAGATGGAGCAAAGGATTGACAGATACTTTCCATTCCTTCGTATAACCGTTGATGCCGCTCCGGCTGTTATCTCTTTATTCCAGTACAATCAAATGAGATCCGGCAACCAGGAGACCATAGCATATTACGAGAATGGCGATATCCTATCGTCCTATAACGAGCCGCCCGAGGTAAGGGATGATGTTAGACCAACATCTCCCGAGTTCCCTGGAGCCGGAGATAATGATGGATATTGGCCTTACAGCGATGGTACGCCTTCTGAGAATAAGGGTGACGAAGACCTTAGATCCTGGACGCCTACCTATGACTCCAAGTGGGGCAGATTCATTTGGCGTGAAGGTGGCGAAAATAATAATGACGATTGGGATCATTGCTACGATGATACTGATTTGTTTTCAGATCCGCCGTCATGGGGAGTTCTCGACGACGTTTTGATTATGGCAGACGGTCGTGACTATGCCAAGTTTTATGGTGGGTCCGAGGGCCAGCCGTGTAAGGCTTCCCTGGTTGTCCTGGTGCCTGGTGGCGCTGAGACAGGAACCTTCAGAGACGATTGGGACGGAGACGGTATAAGGGTTGACCTTCCCGCAGCTTGGACGACAAACAGCCGGTTCTATGTCTTCACCCCCATTAAAACTGAAGAGTTTATAATCGACGTTCTTTCCGCAAGCTCAGGTGCCGGAATCCTTCAGGTTGCAAGATGGACCGGCTCTGCATGGTCATACCTGGCCGGAAATCTTGTAACCGATACGACGATAGCTGGCGGCGTCTCTCTTAAGCAGGACGGTCGTTTCTTCGGCAATACTCTTGATACAAATCAGCCGACAAGACTTTTTGGTTTATCAGGATACTGGTATGAGTTTAAGACTTCTGGAGATCTCGACGCTACGTTCGATATAAAGGCGACCTATAATTTCCAAGAGCTAACAAATGTTTGGGATGGTGTCCTTGTAGATGCAATAGAATCAAAGGTCTTCGATGCCTCGGTTGGCGCAGCCGGTACCTACTATACCTATGCGAATACCGCGATAACACTAAATCTGATGGAAGCGACAGATGCCTTTTATTTCTCAACGCTCGACAGGCCAGATCAGATCTACTTTGATGTTGGCGCAACTCCGAATACAGGTGGGGTTGCTACGGTGCTATCATTCGAATATTGGAATGGATCAGCCTGGACTACTTGGAGCGTCATTGAAGACAATACGAACGGGCTGACGAATTCAGGATTTATCCGGCTCAATGCAACCGAGGCAGATAATGCAGAGAAGCAGCCATTTCAGGGTAGCCTATGGGCCTCATACTGGTGGAGAATGACGGTCAGTCAAACCCTCGGTGATAATATCAGGGTCTCGTTAACTTACGAGCCTGAATTGGGCATGAGTGACTTCGGGACCAAGACAGAATGCATGGGCATATGGAAAGAGCGATGTGTCTATTCTTTCGATAAATACCCGTCATGGATCTATGTCACGCAGAATGGAACCTTTAACGTTCTAAATGGTGCTGACTACGCCGTACTCCAGGCAGGCGATGGACGCCGCCATTCGGTCGTAGCGATGCGTAAATTCCATAATGAGCTAATGGTATGGCAAGAAGAGAAAGGAATGGAAGGTGGCTGCCTGACACTGTTCGAGGGGTATTCACCGACAACCTTCGGCAAGCTTTTATTGAGCGCTAAAATAGGGACCCTGAATGCTAATTCAGTCGTCGTTATTGATGGCGCTCTTGAGGCGTCCAGGACTGATTATAAGGCCGCGACCGTGGCATATTTCATAAGCAACTATGGAATATTTATGTCGGACGGTCAAACGGTTCAATCGATATCGTCCTCTATCCAGAATTACTTTGATCCAGATCATGCCGACTGTATCCGAAACGGCTACCAGGAAAAATGCTGGATGGTCCACGATCCTACCCACCAGGTATTAAGGATGGGTATCGTCTCAGGCTCCAGCGCGACAGAGCCTAATATCTTTCCGGTATACGATCTTATTACGAGGCGCTGGTCATTCGATGCCTTCTCTTCCGTTCATATACCAAGGTGCATGGCAGAGACGAGTGGTGAACCAACCTCAGCCGTACAGGTTGCCGTCATTGCCGGTACGTTCGATGGCCATATCTATCTGGCCTCTTCAACGAACCTTCACGATGGCACCGACACGGCTATCGATATGCAAGTAAGGATCGAACTCAATGACTCCGGCAAGCTCCTGGAACTTCGTGAGCTTGGGGTCAGGATGAAGAAACAGGCCGCTGGTAATTGCCTGTTTACGGTATATGAAAACGGTGTCCTTACCACAGAGCATAGCAAAACGATTGATATGTCTCGGGGTGAAACTGGTGAAGAGAACGTCGTAGAGCGTTTAATAACGGGCGTCTACCAGGAAGACATGATATCGATTGTATTTGCAAACAACGTGGTTGACCAAGATATGTATCTTTACGACTTCTGGATCGATGCAGAAAGTTTGATTAATAGATAATGGCTACTATAAACCCAGGCCCTACAAGGGACTCAGACTATTCCAGAAAATATATAAAGAAAGGGACATATCCGCAGGCCGCAAGATCTACGTCTGCCAAGGCTATATATAATAATGTTATCGCACAGCACCAGGGATACAGCGAATTCAAGCCTGGTAACGAAAGGACAAGCACAGCCGCGCAGAGGGCCTACGAAGTTTTCATGAGGCAATCTGAATTCAAGAAGCCTTATAGAGGACTTGGTGGATATCCAGAGATGGAAACTAATGCAGATCCGCCCCCTGGTATAAGCTCTTTCAAGTTCGACAATCCGGCGACACCAAGCGTCGATACCCCAATAGTGCCGGATGATTTTGACGATCCGTTTCACATTGTATTTAATGCCTGGTTAGATCCTGATTATGAAGAAGGTGGATACTGCCGAGGCAATACGGTCAACTGTTTATTTCATGCGACAGAGCCTATTTATGAGGTTCGGATTGGGTTTTCCAAGCCTGGCACTTCGATTGTCGTAACAAGCCCATTTGGCTTAAACGATTTATACCTTGACATATCCGCAGATAATGGGGAGTGGGGTTTTATCACTCTTTATTTCTTACTGAGATCCTATGAGGGTGTCGGCGCTGAGATAAACGTCAATGTGTTTGGGAAAGTGTGCGAAGAGTATTGCCTTGTGCGAATGGAAGGGCCGGTTGCCGACAAGGTAACAGTTTGGGGCATGATAGAGGATGCCGTCGTTTCGAATATACCGACGAATGATTTAACCGGAGTCGTAAGCTTTCCGGCTGATTTTTCTGAAATAGCAACATGGCTTGAAATGTCAAGCTCACTTGCAGAGCAGGCCCTTATGTCCGGTGGCACTCCAGGGTGGCTTGATGATCCATTAAGCATTGATACGCCGGACTCCCCCAACAATGGGAACTCTTGCAGCTTTGATCTAAACTCATACAATGGTGGGTCATGGCCGAAAGTTGATATAAACGATACTCCAGTTTCAGGTGGTGACGGGGTTGGCTGCGATTCTCCAACTCTGATAAATCAGAATTATGAGAGATGGGAATATAGGCAATCAGTAAATTGTCCGGCTGGCTCATTGAAGGCTGACCCGTATGTCCATATAGAATATTGGGAAGGTGACTGGATTCGAAGGGCGCAAAAAATATCTGCTGAGTTAACATCGAACAACCTGGTGCCTGCTACACAGATGTTTAGGACTGAGTTGATAGGTCACTCGTATAATTATTTTACAGAGAGCGCAGATTATACACCAAAGCCGAATCCATCTCCGCCGCCAGCTACGATACCAACGAGCCTTGGTGGTGGATCTTATAACGGGTATATGTTTTATACTTATAATGTTTACAGTCCGCTTGATAGTTCTCCGATGGTTGAGGCGAACCATACAGCAATTTGTAGTGAGTCGTGGAGCAAGACATTCGCGTTAAACGGTACTGTTAGCGGGTTTACGAGAACATTCGAAGCGGAAGGAATACCTCGTGACAATTATCAAAAGGTGCAAGACCTCGGATATAGCCAAGTCTTCAGGCAAGGAAGTATTTATGGAAGGCATACAGCGGTTCAGGTTTTTATATGGGAAGCGCTAAGGGTTGCTGCAACCATAGACTCGCAGGCTGGTCCGGTGGGGAATGAGAATTTTAATTCCTGGGAATCAAACGCACAATGGGGAGTGACTGATATTGACGTATATCAGGGGGTTCATGTCGGTTCGATCTTTGATGAAGAAACTTACACAGACAACCTTGATGCGTGTACTCTTACGAGGAACAACGGCTTCGAATCTGCCGTTGAAGATTTAATAGATGCTTACAAAACTGACGCCGGACTTGGGAGCGATGACGTAGTTCCTACCAATGTTACGCTCGGTTTAGCAATTTTATTATAGGAGAAAATCATGGGTGAAGCAGAACGATACGGAACTTACAAAGCGCAAAATACTGGAACGTTGAACCCGTATGCGATGGGCAATGTTCCTGGTAAGCAAACAGATCCGACCACGACTCAGCCGAGTTCTAACGCCGCTGTCCCTATGGGGAACTCCATGGATAATAACCCTGCCGTGTGGGACTTCGGCGGACGAGGAAGCACCGGCACGCCAAAAGCACCAACCGGCGGGGCCTCGGATAATTGGTCGAGGACGCCTGGCTACGGGATCTATGAAAGAGCAGATGGAAAAATGGCTGGAAGCGGCGGCGACGAAGTTAACGATCAGGTTGACTTTGATTGGGACGCCTATCTAAAATCCCTTGAGGGTCTTTATCAAGGGGAACAAGATGGTCCACAGGTAACCATTGGTGGAGAGGGTCAAAAAAGATTTACAGGGTACGATGAAAATGGAGCCAGCGCATTCGATAATGTCGGTGGTGGCGGTGGTGGCTCTTCTGGCGGTGGCGTTGTTTATCAGGGTCCTGTATTTGACTACCCTGAGCTTAATCGTTCTGAACCCTTTGAATACGGAGCTTCCCTGGACCTTCCAGATTACGAGGCCCCTGAATACGATGAAGCCCACGAGCGAGCAATTAGAGAGGAATTCATTCAAACAAATAAGGGTGCGCTGAGTAAGAGCGCACAGCAAGCGATTCTCGGTAGCGCTAATGTCAACAACCCTCAGGCGAGAGGCCAGATCATAAAGGCAGCCCTGGAAGGATTTGGCGAGGCCCTCGGGCAGACCACTCTAAAGGGTAGCGGTGAAGGCCGTAGATCCGCAGAGGGTAAGCACCGTCGGGAAGTTGGTATCTACAATGCTCAGTTCGATGTTGCCAGTAAAGAGGCCGTCGCAGAATACGACCAAGGCATGAGGGAAGACCTGATGAATTGGGAATATGAAAATAGTATGGACCAGCAAGAATTTCAGATCGGAATGAACAACTGGAACAGAATGCCCAATGATTTACGGGCGCAAAATATGCCAAGGTAAGAGGATAAAACCATGAGCCAAATAGCAGATTATCTCGCGCAGGGGAGAGCCGGAAAGGTCTATGATCCTAATCAAGGGTTGTATATGGACCCTCAATCAGGCAGGGCTTTCGTACCGACGTTCACCAATATTCAAAGCTCCAATATCCAAGATAAGGTTCAAAAAAGTATGGGTGATACGCCCGTCGATGCTGAACCATATCTAATTGGCGGCGGCCCTGGCAATCAGCCAGGCAGAGCCTCAGGCCCCGCTGCTATGCCAGGAAGGGGCCAGCAACCACAGGCACCGGATATCAACGATCCTTGGGCCATGGCCAATGAACACATGAAATCAAAAGGGTTCAAGTCTGAGATCTATAAGGAAATGTTTGGCAGAGATCCATCGTCCGGCTTCAGGGATAAAGCTGAGAGGGAGCGTTTTTATAGCGCCATGAAAAGCACTCGCAACGTTCTTGTTGATCGATTCAAGTACCAGATAACCGGTAGGAACAAGCAGGCAGAGGCTCGCCGGAAGGACGCCAGGAAAGGATTGAGCCAAAAAGAAGCTATGAAAATGCAGGCGGAATCAATAGCAATAGCTGAGGGCGACTATAATGAAGACTCTACGTCTTTCGACGAGCGCCATGGTGGTAAGAGCGCAAGACAAGTAGGCATAGACAACTATCTCGAAGCGTTGGAGTTGGATCAAAAGCTTCACGGTAAGGGTGCCGGTGGTATGCCGGACAGAGAAAAGCCCAAAGAGGAACACACCGACGTAAATAAATACCTCTCGGAAACGTATGACCCTGACAAAACTACAACTGGTGAGAAGGTTTATTTTAAAGACCTTGAATACGACGAACAACGAGATGTAAGGGATTGGCTAATTAATAAGTTAAAATCGTCTAATCCAGAATTTTCGAGGGAACAAATAAGTGAGGCGGTAAAGAAAGCTGCCAACTCGTTAACACAGGCAGACGTTGATAAGGCAACCAGTGATAGTGGTGAAAGCAAGCCTATCACCGCAAGGAAGCCGGTTGAAAACGTAGACATATACAGTGTAGCTTCTGGAGCTTAACATTGAAATAAGGAATTAAAATGGCAGACTTCAAGTACGGCGATTCAGCAATGCCTGTCAACCGTGTATTTAAGTTCGGTGACGTAGGCGATAAGACTCAATCGATCCCCGCAGGCTCTCCTGAGCCTACGACCGGTGATCCGGTTGCAGTTCCACAATCCAAAGATGCTACGAACGAAGATTACATAGCTTATTTCATGGACGATTTTGGTCCAAAATATGACTTCGAGATGGCGTGGGAAAAGACTAAATTTTTCTCGGACAGGCACAAGAAAGTTCTCGAAGAATATAAGGCCCAGCCGGATTGGAAGAAGACAGCCGCAAGAACCACTGGCGCTCAGACGGCCTATAAGTGGATGCCGGATATGGGTGGTCTCAAGTTCGCAATTAAAACGGCTCAGGATATATGGAACTTTATATCCCCTGGTGATGAAAGCGATGCATATAAGGCGGAGTTATTCGATACACAATTCCATGAGAAGATCGGTGCCGCTTCAATAGCGGAGCTTCAGGAAAAATACGACATAAAAGAATATCCAGGCGCGAAGCCTGGTGAGCTAATATTGGACAAGGCGGTTTATGAGGGCTTTAAGCAAATACAGTCCTCATACGAATGGACAGGTAGGTCAGTCCGCGACCTTGTTATGAAGGAACTCGACCTTGGAACGGCTACCGAGAATTGGATATCCGACGAAGCCAAGGCACAGATGAAAATCGGTGATGCCTATATGGATAAACTCCTGGACCCTACCGCGAGTTACCAGGACAACGTTTATTTGATGGGCAAGATGGACAAGTTTATAAACAACTTCGTTGCTATGGGTCCGCAGATATTGGGCCAGGTGGCCGCAGGCGCAGTCGGTGGTTTTGTCGGCGGCGCTTTATTTATGTTCCCTCAGATATACGGATCTAAATATAGGCGTATCCGAGAGCTTGGTGGTACGATAGACGAGGCAATATTCTCGGCGCTTATAGATGGTGCGCTTCAGGGTTCACTTGAGTCTTTAAGTATGGGCCTTGTACTAAAGGGAATACCTAAGGCTTGGCTCAATAACAAATATTTTCGTGCGATTGCAAATAAAGTCGTTGGTGGTTCATCTGAGATGTTGACTGAATACGTTCAGTCTTATATCGATGAATTCACAGAGGCTATTGGAGATCCAACTTTCAAGGAAAAATTTCAGGCAGCGGACCAGGCCGGAAAGTGGGAGATGATAAAGGAACGGGCCTCTCGTGCGAGCAAGGCCGGTATTGATGAAGGTCTTGTCGCTGGCTTATGGGGTATGATACTTGGCGGTGGCCATGCTGACGTACATACGCAGAAGCGCTTCAATAAAGAGATCGACTCCATAATGAAGAGTAAGGGCGAGGCTGTATCTAAGGATATCCTTGGCAAGGCAAAGAAGACTGCCAAGGCTGCGCCTATCGAACTCAAACGCAAAGTTGATGCCCAGGACGTTCTTGACAATGCCGTGAGGATTGTTGAAGAGTCGAAGGCTGTATCCGAGGAAGAACAGCGCCAGCAAGCCATGCC